CTCGTAAAATTTTCTCACAAATGAAAATTGAATCTGAAAGAGCGAGTAGAGATTTGGCATCCGAATACGGAGAACCACTATGGTGTAAGGAAAGTGGATTCAGAAACACACACTTAAGAGCGGTTGCACCAACAGTATCAAATTCAAAGTTGAGTGGAAATGTTAGTAGTGGTATTGAACCATGGGCAGCAAACGTGTTTACTGAACAAACCGCTAAGGGAACATTTATTCGTAAAAATCCTGAATTGGAAAAAGTTTTACGTAAAATTGGTAAAAATACAAAAGAAGTGTGGGACCAAATTTTGGCTGACGGTGGTTCAATTCAAGGACTCGATTTCTTGGATGAATGGTGTTTCGTTGACGGTAAAGTGATTCAATGTTCTGAAGTCAAAGAAGATGAATCGTTTAAAATGAGCTCTGTTAAAGAAGTATTTAAAACCTTCAAAGAAATCAATCAATTAGATTTGGTTAGACAGGCAGGTGTTAGACAACAATATATTGACCAAGCGGTTTCTCTAAATTTAGCATTCCCTGCAACCGCGGATCCAAAATTCATAAACTTGGTTCATATGGAGGCATGGAAACAAGGTGTCAAAACACTATATTATATGAGAACTGAATCAGTATTAAGAGGTGATATTGCAGCTAAAGCAACCGATGCAAACTGTGTATCATGTGAAGGATAAGTAATATGTTCACAATACTTTTATTATCACGGCACGATTGTGTCGTGATTTTTTTATTTATTACCATTTTATAATAGTTTATATTTATTGATATGGCAGTAAAGTATGGTATTGACTATCCGTTTAGAGATAGTAATAAAGGTGATTATATCAAAATGACTGAAACTCCTGAAAGAGAAGTTAGAGCGAATCTTTTGCATCTTCTTCTAACTAGAAGGGGTACTCGTTATTTTTTACCTGATTTTGGTACAAGAATATATGAATATATTTTCGAACAAAACGATACGGTAACCTTCAACCTAATTGAGGAAGAGATACGAGATGGGGTTAAAAAATACATACCAAACTTAGATATTAATTCAATATCAATTAATTCCGCGGAAAATGAACCAGATGAACAGAGGACCTTTACTCAAGATGAAGATGAAAGATTGTTTAGAGTTTCCGAGTTTAGTTCAAAACCATACACAGCCAAAGTAAAAATAGATTATACGGTTAATAACGGAGCATTTTCATCTTCGGATTTTATAATTATCAATATATAATATGTCAAAGAAAATATCATACGCAACCAGAGATTTTGCGGGACTAAGGGAAGAGTTGGTTAATATGACCAAAAGTTATTATCCTGATTTAGTTAAAAACACTAATGATGCGTCAATATTCTCAGTATTATTAGATTTGAATGCTGCGGTTGCAGATAACTTACATTTTCATATTGATAGAGTATGGCAAGAAACTATTTTGGATTTTGCCCAACAAAGACAATCGTTATATCATATTGCAAAAACATATGGTTTAAGAATACCGGGTAATAGACCTTCAGTTGCATTATGTGACTTTTCAATAAACGTTCCTGTAAGTGGAGACTCAGAAAAAACTGAATATCTTGGTTTACTTAGAGCTGGTGCACAAGTATCTGGAGGTGGACAAATTTTTGAAACTGTTGAGGATATCGATTTCTCAAATCCTTTTAATAGTAAGGGGGAACCAAATAGATTAAAAATTCCAAATTTCGATAATAATCGTAAATTATTATCATATACAATTACCAAAAGAGAGGCAGTTGTAAATGGTGTTACTCGAGTTTTCAGAAAGGTAATTACCGATTTGGAACAACGACCATTCTTGAAAATTTTCTTACCCGAACAAAATGTATTAGGAGTAACATCTGTTATACATAAAGATGGAACAACTTTTGGTGCAAATCCTACAATTGGAGAATTCAATTCACCCACAAACAAATGGTATGAGGTAAAATCACTTATTCAAGATAAGGTGTTTATACCGGATTCTACAAGAGTATCTGATAGAGATAATTTTAAATCCGGTACATATGTGAATGTTAATAACAAATTCATTAGTGAATTTACACCCGAAGGATTTTTTCATTTAACTTTTGGTTCGGGAACTGTAAATCCACTTGACAATTTGGACAATTATATCACAGGAGATTTAAAAGTAAACTTAGCGACATATCTAAATAATTTATCCCTTGGAGCATTACCTAAAGCTAACACTACATTATTCATAAAATATAGAATCGGTGGTGGTAGAGATAGTAATTTAGGTGTAAATGTCATTACGAGTGTTGATAATGTTGATTTTGCAGTGAATGGTCCTGTATCTTCAGTTAATACACAAGTAATTCAATCACTAAGAGTAACGAATGTCACTCCTGCTATTGGTGGTGCGGATCAACCAACGATAGAGGAAATAAGAAACATGGTATCTTATAATTTTGCAGCACAAAATAGAGCGGTAACTTTAAATGACTACAAATCACTAATTGAGAATATGCCGTCTACCTTTGGTGCACCTGCCAAGGTTAATGTTATGGAAGAAGATAATAAGGTTAAAATTAAACTCATCTCATATAATGAGAGAGGTAGTTTAACTAATATTGTTTCTACCACACTAAAAAATAATATTTTAGAGTACCTTTCTGAATATCGAATGATTAATGATTATTTAGAAATTGAAAGTGGTGAAGTTATTGATTTGTCAGTTGAAATTGATATTTACGGTGATAGAAATGAAAGTGAAACTGAAATAGTTCGTTCAGTAATCGAAACTACCACACAATATTTTTCTATAGATAAAAGAAAAATGGGTGACCCACTTTTTATTGGTGACTTATTTAAAGAGATTGGTACACTTTCAGGTGTTGTAAGTGTTATTGTAATTAAAGTATTTGGAAAAGTTGGTGGAGAGTATTCAACGAATGAAGTTTCTGTTGGATATGTGGATACTACAACAAAAGAAATTAGACAATCTGATATGACAATCTTTATGAAATCTAATCAAATTCCACAAATAAGATTCCCTAATAAAGATATTAAAGTTAGGGTTAAACCATATAATTCCTCTACATTTTAATCTGAATTTTTCTTATATTAAAATGGAAAACATCATTGTTTCTATTTATTATAAGAATGACTCAAAAACATAGAATTTCCACAAATATTGGTAAGGATCAAATAATTAAAGTTGAATTAAAACAAGACTTTGATTTATTAGAGATTCTTTCATTAAAATTCACACAGAAAGAAGCATATACTTCTCTTTGTGCCGATTATGGTGTTGTGTGTGGAAGAATTTCCGTAAATAATGGGTTGGGTGTCCCTAATGCAAAAATTTCTATTTTCATACCATTAAGTGTTGAAGATGAAAAGGACCCCGTCATATCAAGATTATACCCATTTAAATCAAGTGTTTCTGATAAAAATGTGGATGGATATAGATACAATCTACTACCATCAAGAAAACAACATGGTGGTCATGAACCAACAGGAACATTTCCCGACCAATCAGACGTTCTTAATAGAGAAGAGATATTAGAAGTATACGAAAAATACTATAAGTATACTGTTAAAACCAATTCTGCAGGTGATTTTATGATATGGGGTGTTCCTATAGGACAACAAACACTTCATGTTGATGTTGACTTATCTGATGTTGGTTGTTTCTCTCTAAGACCCTATGATTTCATTAAACAGGGATTAGGTGAAGATAAATTTAAAAACACATATAAATTTAAATCATCACCCGATTTATCGACTTTACCACAAATTGTAACTTTTGATAAGACAATTGATGTTTACCCATTTTGGGGAAATGAAGATTTATGTGAAATTGGATTAACCAGAACCGATTTTGACTTATCCGATAGGGGAGTAAAAATTGAACCTAAGGCATTCTTAATTGGTGGAACATATACTGATACTGGAAAAAACTCACTAAATAAAAGTTGCCAACCCAGAAGAAAAATGGGTAGGAAATGTGATTTAACCACTAAGACGGGTATTATTGAATCAATTCGATTCACACATAGAAAAGATGTGAATAATCGACCCGTACTTGAAAGGTATGAAATTGATGAGGACATACCGGATGATGGTTCATTTGTTATGGAATTACCAATGAATATGGAATTTTTATATACAAATGAATTTGGTGAGAATGAAATAACAAACGACCCAAATAAAGGTGTACCAACAGCTTCCTCTTATCGTTTTAGAATATCACTTGATGATAGTGGTAATGAAAGAGTTAGAAAAACTGCATCCTATTTAGTACCTAATATAAGAGAATATTCAGGAGAAGAAAATAAATCGTATGCGTTTTCAACCTCATGGTCTGATTACCCAACCGCTGCAGTTTCTTCAGATTCAAATAAAGGTATACTATATAATGAATTCGGTCAATATTTTCCGAAAGATTACTTTTACAGGGTAACGTATGGTAAAGTTTATACCGTATCATCTTTTCAAAATATACATTATGCAAACTCAGAATTCACCGATGATAGATATTTGGGAATTAAAGAAATTGTCCCTACTGAAGAGGAAGATTGTTCAAGTGAAATAGTTACACCACCAGTTAATTTTGCAAAAAAGAATTTTACATTCACATTATTAGTTTCTGAAATATTACTCTTTTTAGAACATTTATTAAATCTTGTTTTATTGACTTTTTTGAATACGATAGCAAGAGTATTTCATCAGTTAGCAGATGCAGTTGATTTCTGGCCTATCAGAAAATTATCTAAAATAATTAAAAAGTTTGCATATAGATTACAAGATGCATCACAACGAGAACTTTATTTAATTAGTTATCCTGAATGTGAAGAATGTAACACTACTGAATATGGTATACAGGGTGGTGTTGGAGACACTACGAATTTTTGTCAAGTTGGTACTGTAAAAATTACTGGTTCAGATAATCAAACTAATAGAGTATTAAACGCTAGTGGATTTACTTTTTCTAACCCTGCATTATCAAATGAAAATTGTTATAGTGGTGCAACGGTACCAAGTGATATAAACAATTTCATAACTAATCAATCAGACTATATTGTCTCATACCAAAGTTTTGGTGTTATACTAACAGGTACAACAATTTTTCAATATGATTCGGGTACAAGTGGTTATACATTTACGGATAGTGGTGGTATTTTTAATGAGCTTTTGGAATATACAGTTACACTTCGAGATAGAAATTCTACAGAAGAACAATTGTCAATTACAACACCAGTTGAAACCGGTTGTCAGTTATATGACATACCATATGATGAAGATATTGTCGAAACGTATTATATTGGAACAGGAAGAACACCATCTTCAACATATACACCTGGCGCAGATGTAACCGCAACTAAATTATCAGATACCACTGATTATCGTTTAGTTAATAGTTTTGATGGTGAAGTATATTCACCTGTAACTGTATCAGGACATACAGAATTTAGTAATGGTATTTTTAAAATCATACCGGGTTCATTAAGTAACATTCGACTTTTCAATATATTGAGAGAATATCGTAGAAGAAAAAGAGTTGCTAAGTTATTTTGTGGAGGTATTGTAAATTATTCTTTTGTGGATAATTGGTTGTCAGGGTCTCTTTATTTCTTTCAATTCAAAGGTAAAAGCTCATTGATTTTTGGAAGAAGATATTGTGAAGATGTGATAAGATATGTATCATCACAAGATAGATTTTATTACAGATCTTCACCCTACTTTTCTGAAAGTAGTTGGGGTTTACCAAAATATGATGAGAATTTTAATTTAGTTGGTAGAAATTTAGGTCGACCAACAACAATGGTAGATCTTGGACCTCGAGATGAATTCATTAAAGAAATTTGTATTGACCCATCTCTTGACCCAAATTGTTCAGTGACTCGGTCAATAGGTCCAACCTCTTTTCAAAGTTTTGGTGAATTATTAGGATTGGCAATAAATTATCGAATGGATGTTACTAATAGTTCATTCGACATCAATGAATTTTTTGACAATGAGGGATTTTTATATACAACAAGAGTTTTAGATGGGGATATTTTACAATTGATATCAACAAATAATGAAGTTGGTATTGAAGAGTTTGATTTACAAAACCCAAGATATCTCGGTTATTCCTATCAATTTTTAGACCCAGATTTAACTCCTGATGTTTTTAAAAACGGAACAGGTGTTTACGGACCATTACCAATAACAATGTATTTGGATGAAGATGGTGAAAGAGTAAGGGCGTGTTTAAATGAACCGGGTAGATTAACAGATTCTTCACAAAAAGTTCCATTCTTTTTATGGGATAAAAAGGGTACAGGATTTGGTGCATATAACTCATTAACATTAGATAATCAATCATGGGATTATGATAACGTCCAAGCTCAACCATTACAAGGTATGACTTTTGCATATAATTTGACAGGAGGAACAAATGACCCATCTGACAAATACCTTCTATTACCAATTACTTATACATTTAGTGGGTTGACATTAAACACAGGAAATGTTACAAACGATGTTGAGTTTGATGAAGTTTCCCAACCTAACCAAAATAATCATAGTAATTTTGATAGTGAATATCCAGGTTTCACATATTTGTATGTAACAAGTGGAACAACATTAGAACCTATCACGGGAATATTATATACTAGAGCAGGTTCAGTTGGTGCTACTGCAAGTTCACCAATTGTTATTACCAATGGATGGCATCAACAACCATGGACATCTAATAACGACTTTGTTATTCGTCCATCAATAGATTATTACACGGGAAATAAACAAATATTATCAACCCCATTTATGTTTTATTTTGGTCTGAGAGTCGGAAAAACCGGTGTGGACAAATTCATAAAACTATTTGGTGATAAAGGAGCATTTACAACTGCAGAATAATGAATAAAAATTACCATAAAATATTAAAGACGAGTACAGGTTTAACCTATAATCTACCGTTATTTTTAGAAGCGGATTTGGATGAGATGGGGGTTATGGTTGGTTTTGATGGTGATATTGAACAAGTAGAACAATTATGTAATTTTTCATATACAGGAACAACTGGAAATACAACATTAACAGTATATAGTACAACTAATCCTGATAGATTAAGACAGATTGTTGAACAGACATATACAATTGATTGGGGAGATGGTAACATATCGGGTTTAACAATTAATAGTGGAGTTAGCGGAACTAATTTACCGTCAGTATCACACACGTATTCAGTATCGTCAGGGTACACGATTACCATTACATTGGTGACTCCATGGGATACACAAAAATTATCAAAGAAAGTGGTTGTCCCATTTAATTTTGGTGTTAATTCTTATTTGGGTACGTTTACATATACAGGAACAAGTTTACCTTACTACAACTCAACCGAATATTATTTACAGAGTGGTAGAACTCAAAATTATTTAAATGATTTGGAATATAATCCTACAACAGGTCATACCTCATTTACTTATTTAGGTATTGGTGGAAGTAGGATACAAGAAAAGAAAAATTATGGTTCAACAACATATAATATAACAACCGGAACCGATGGAAATGGTA